GACCCCCAAGATACAGAGGGGTTTCTTTTTGCAACAGTCATAGTGAATGATGAAGAAGTTGATGACACTGGAATGTTTCAAGAGATAGGTGTTCCAATAGTAAGTCGGATACCTATGACTAAATTAATTCGTATGAAAATAAACTGTCACCCAAGACAGACACTTAGAGGTGAAGAAAATTATCCTATGTGTAGATATCATGTGGATATGAATGAACAACATACAGTTGGGATTTTAGGTATAAACACTTGCAATGGTTATACAGAATTAGAAGACGGAACTAAATTAGAATCAATTGAAAATTCTTTAGTTGTCTTCAGTGGAGATATTAAACATCGTAGTGTCGGACAGACAGACGAAAATATCAGAGTGAATATTAATATAGATTGGATTGAATAATGAGAGTAGCAATAACAGGAAGTAGTGGTCTTGCAAAGATAATTAAAGACACACTAGAAGCAACACCACATTTAGGGGACACCTTTAGAGTAGACCCAATTCGTTGTGAAGACATAACAATGAATGGAAGGAACTGTTGGGTATTCGGTGGTTATCAACCTGCTGATGTTCTAATCAATCTTGCACATGAAGACCAAGCAAAGATTCTATCCATTGCACATGAAGCGTGGGAAGGTGAGAAGACAAAATACATTATCAATATCTCCAGTCGTGCAAGTCAACCAAACATATCAAAAGGTTATATGTATGCAAGTGAGAAAGCACAACTCAATCACCTTGCAAATAATCTACAATACAATTCTAAGAAGAGATATAAAATGACCACAATCAATTTAGGTCTTCTCAACGATGAGAATCTACCTAGTGTCAAACACCAAGACGTTGCTGGACTTATCTACAAACTGATTACGTCCTATCCCGACTATGAGATTGCAGACGTGACACTACAAGCACATGCAAATTACCAAAGTGTTCAGAGTGATAAAGAAACACTCAGAGACATGGATAGGTTTACTAAATAATACTATGAGTATAGAATACAACGATTTTGGTTTTACTGCAATGGACGCTGACGAACTTGCGTCAGTTGACACTAAGATAATAGAAAAGACCACAACTGCAACTGAAGTTATCAAAAACCTTGACGACTTTATTAGACCACTCCTTGAGAATCTTGCAAAGGATTCAGACAAGGAATACATCTACTGGCCTAACAGGATTGAGATTATCAACAAGAAGATTGCAGAATTAGATGAAATACAAAAAACCCTCTAGTCAATAGAGAAGTTTTTTGTTATAATAATACTATAAATTAAAATTCAATTTTTTCTTTTACAAGGTATAAGAAATATTTGATTTAAGACAAGGAGTAAATATGTCAATAAATGACAAAGAGTTATATCCGCTCAAACTAAAGGATAGACCCGAACCTAGAGTTATCAAGAAGGCAATCGCCGCAGGACTCTTTAGAACAGACAAATACCATTCTGCAGAATATAAATCTCATGGTATACAACAACCCCCTCTCTCACAAATAGATTTTTACTATGACCAATATGGTAATCGTATTCAACCTTTTAGGGACGGACTTCAATTACTGGAAGATTATGTAGAAACAAAACTTCCAAATATGTTTGACCATTCTTTTGATTACAACAAACCCATTGGTGTAGTTTTATTAACTCACGCAGTTAAAGACAAAAATGGAAATATTGATTTTGATAAATCTAGTTATAGAGTTATTGTTGGAACACATAGAACTGCATTCTATAAAAGTATAGATTTAGAATGTATGGCATATGAAGTCATAGAAGCAGACGACATGAACTTAGGTATTATTGGATTAGGTTCTAATATAGAAATACCAAAAGGTATAGAAGGTAAAGGTGGTTCTACAGTTGTATATGTTGCACAAATGATAAGAAAACGTAAACTGATTAAATCTAAAAAAGCAATTGCAGAATACATTGATAAAATTATGCCTAATGCACATGGTAATAATAAAAACAAAATAATTAAAGAGTGCATGACAGCTGCAAAAGTTCAATCTCAGATTACAAGTCTTACTGCAAAAGCAATCGAAAGGTTGCATGAGAAGTATAAAAAAACTTGGGGTAAGTATACACTCGAAATGAAATACAATGACAAGTTAAACAAATATGGAACAACCTTTACTAAGGATTATGCAGATAACACTTTCTTCGATGCAATTGTTAAATTTGTTCAAAGTGAAATAGGAACACAAGCAAATGTATATGTCACTGATAAATTTATGAAAGAAGAAAATCCATGGTTATCACGTGCTCAAATTGTCAATGAGTATAATCTTGCACTAGAAAGATTCAATAAGTTATTAGACTATGCAAGAAAAAATCCAAATCTAAAAATGGAAGATATCATTTCGTTAGGTGTGATATATCCTCAGATTGCACAACACAATACACTTGATGAAGAACTTCCTAATGAAGAGATTCCTTTGAATCACCCTCTTCTTTTAAAAGAGTTGAAGACTATTCAAAAGAAAGCACTCAAGAAAAAACTAAAGACTGCAAAGGGAATTAAGAAAAGTAATGTTGGTCAACAACAAGTTAGTGAAACACTTAATGAAGTTCTTTCAATGAATTTAGAAAACTTTATAAAATAGCTTGACTATGACTATCAGTTTTTAGTATACTAGTAGTATAGAAAATCAAGGAGAAACACTATGAATATAGAACAAGCAAAACTAATTGCACAACAAACAGATGGTAAGTTATCAGCAGATGATGTTATGAATCTTGCAACTTATGGAACAACCAATGCACAAGACATGAATCCTTTTCAAGGTGACATGTTTGATGATGATACATGTATGTGTGGGATTAAAGATTGTCCCGATGCATATGCACACATGACGAGTGGGTGTTAATATGTCAATCTATAGTAGAAACGAAGACAAGATTGTGCGTATGGGTAGAAATCTCATAACACTTGCAGAGAAGAATGAACTATTCCCTAAGAATGATGAGTTATGGAATGCAGCTGTGACTGCTGGAAATAAACTGGTCACTATTGGAACTACATGGACTAGTTTCAAATCCTTCTCAGATTTAAATGATATGGAAACAGAAGCAGTTTACACTTACTTAGATGAGTATGGTATAGACCACCCTTCTATTCCTATCGAATTTTAGGAGACAATATGGAAATTGGATTTTTAGGTGGAACCTTACTATGTATCATTATGTTTAGTATGGTATTTGTAGGATTACACATTAACAAACCCTTCCCATGGGAGAAAAAAGATAAGTAAAAAACTTGACAATGGGTGTCACTTTTTGTTATACTATGTATATAATGAAAAAACAAGGAGATAATATGAAACTTTCAGAACTAGTAAACGAGGTTAATACCGAACAAGAGTTATCACAACTATGTGACAAACTGGTTGCAGACTTAACCGAGGAACACTTAAGACAATACCCTACACTTACAGAGTATTCTTATGAATACAAAGTGTCTAGGAAGTATATCAAAGTCATTATGAACAGTGGAAACCAACGTTCAGTTTGGGGTTTCATTAACAAATCAGATTGGACTAAATCAAGTGGAATCACATTCAAATGTGGTGACGTTTTAATGTCTGCTGGTTGGAATACACCAGCGTTGAATGCACCAAGGGGAAACCTTTTCGATGGATACCAAATTACTGGTATGAGAAAATACGGCCCCGATTATTTAAGATAGGAGAAAGTTATGATAATTAAAGATTACGAAGTTTGTTCTCCCGATATGACATCGGGTGGAACTTCCCTAAAGGGATATAAATTTACAACCTACGACAGGTTGGTTGCAGTGTTGGGGCCTCCAACGTTCACTAGTGCAGACCCATATGACAAAGTGTCATGTGAGTGGGTCATTGATGCAAAGTATTATGATGCAAACAATGTTGACGAGATTGATTATGACGACTGGGAATATGAAACAGTCACTATCTATGCATGGAAGTATGGGTATGTTCCTCTCGAAGAATGTCAATGGAATATCGGTGGAACTTCTTACAATGCAACAGAGGTTGTTGATATGATTGTTGACAACTTTAATCGTAATGGTGAGAACTGGAACGGACAAAGGGAAGTTGCATAATGTATAATCAAAACGATATGATGAATTCCTTTATGATGGGAATGTTATTTGGATTTCTCTTATCATTAATTTTATTTCAACTATAGGAGTTATTATGAAGACTGAATTAAAAATGAGATATTACTATTTACTATTTGGTGCAATGTTAGGTTTTTTAACTGGTGCATTATCAATGAAGATAGAAGCCTCAGATGCAAACAATGAGATTTATTGTCTTGCACAAAACATTTATTTTGAAGCAGGTAATCAACCACTCGCAGGTAAAATTGCAGTGACACAAGTAGTGTTGAATAGGACTGAACACCCTAACTACCCAACAACTGCATGTGGTGTTATCTATCAAGCAAAGTGGAAAACAAACTGGAAAGGTAATGAAGTTCCTATAAGGAATAAGTGTCAATTCAGTTGGTTCTGTGATGGTAAGTCAGACGACCCAGTGGATAGTCCAACGTGGTTGTCTTCACTCAACATTGCAAGGAACGTAGTGCAAGGTGGATACGGAGATATCACTGAAGGTGCAACACACTACCATAGTGTATACGTTAATCCGTATTGGTCAGACTCATTGAATGAGACTGTAGTTATCAACGAACACATCTTTTACAAATGAAAAAACAAAAGGTATCAACACTAACACATACAACTAGAGAAGTTGCAATAGACTTTTTAAGGTGGAGAGAAGAACAAAAAAACAAATCAATGATAGGACACAATGGTTGTCCATTTGATGATGACGACAACATAAAGATAGGAGAAAATTATGTATGATAAAAAAGAAAATGCACAACTCTCAAGACGAGAGAGAGTATTGTTAAATCCTTTAGAGGCAAGTCAGAATAGTGACAGTCCTTTTAGGAAGTTTTTAAAAGAGACTAACTATGTTCATGGTGGAGTGCAACATGTCTACAAATTTCCAAATGGTTATGGTGCTTCGATAGTTAAACATGACGGAAGTTATGGTGGTAAAAGTGGTTTGTGGGAATTAGCGGTTCTCGAAGGAGAAGAGTTGTGTTATACTAGTGGTATAACTGAAGATGTTGTCGGACACTTGACATGGGAAAATGTCGAAGAGTTCTTACTGGAGATTAAACAACTATGAATTTATTTTACTTAGACGAAGACCCATGGATTAGTGCAGAACTGCATTGTGACAAACACGTAGTCAAAATGATTATTGAGTATGCACAAATGTTATCCACTGCACATAGAATGTTAGATGGAGAACAATATACAGATTCTTCTAGTGGACGTAGAATCCAAAGGTGGGAACTAGAAAATTCTAACATGGACGAAGTTCTATACAAAGCTTCACATATCAATCACCCTTCTACACGTTGGGTCAGAGAAAATGCAATTCAATATCAGTATGCATATGATATGTTTACTGCACTATGTGATGAATACACATATCGTTATGAGAAGACACACTTAACTGATACTAAGCTTAGGGGTCTACTCAATAGATTACCACATAATATACCACTTGGGGATTGGTCAGAACCACCTCAGTGTATGCCTGAAGATGTTAAGTCAGAATCAACACTTGATGCATACCATAAATACTATGCAATCTACAAGAAAGAATTTGCAAGGTGGACAGACAGACCAGTTCCACATTTTATGAGTATAGTATGAGAGTGTTAGTTGAGAGTTATGGTGATATTAGAATCTTTTCAGATAGACCATTCGGTTATAAAAGATATCACGTTCAATGGGAAGACGGAACTGAATCAATGTTCAGTGGTATTTGGTATTCCGAAAAGAAAGTCATACAGATTGTAGAACAACATATTCAAGACAGAGGTATATAATGCCGACTTACACATTCCAAAATTTGGAAACAGATTGTATCGAAGAGAGAATTATGTCTTACACTAAGTTAGACCAATTCAAAGAAGACAATCCACACCTTAAACAAGTTATCCTTACTGCACCCGATACAGTTGGTGGACATGGAGACAGAGTTAAAACCGATAGTGGGTTTCAAGAAGTAATGTCTAAGATTGCCTCTAACAATATTGATACTCCACTGGGAGAAAGGTATCATAGAAAGTCTACAAAAGAAGTTCAGACTAGAGATACTATTAAAAAACATATTGACATACAGTCAAGAAAGAAGTAAAATAGATACATGACACAATTAAAAACAACTTTAGTAGATTTATCAGACTTAGAGTTATTAGATTTAAAAACAACAAACAAAGATGGTAAGAGATACTACACTGATACAAACGGAAGTTTCTACTACCCAAGTGTCACGAGTGTCACTGGTCTACTATCACGTGACCATATTAAGTTATGGAGAAAACGTGTAGGTGAAGAGACTGCAAACAAGATTACTGCACAAGCAACTAAACGTGGAACCAACTTCCATTCATTAGTAGAAGATTATTTAAGAAAAGAAAAAGAGTTTATAGAGTTTGATAACGTTCTACAGGAAGGAATGTTTAAAGCTATGCAACCAGTATTAGACGAGGTCATACCGATTGCACTTGAAGCACCACTCTATTCAAACGTATTACAAATGGCTGGACGTGTAGATTGTGTTGGAATATTCAACGACCAGTTAAGTATCATAGACTTCAAAACCAGTGCAAAATTCAAAGAGGATTATATGGCAGAAAGTTGGTTTATCCAAATGACTGCATATGCAATAATGGTTGAAGAACTTACAGGTCAAGCAATCGAAGAGATTACTGCACTAGTAGCTATAGAAGGACATAACTCCTTTCAGATATTTTCTGCAGACCCACTTGACTATGTTGATAAACTAAACGACTTACGAGTCAGATATAAAAACGTATACGGAGTATAAAATGAGTGAAGTGAAAGAATTTAATTTAGAAGGAGATTTCAATTGGAATAAGATAATCTCTAAAGGTGATGAGTGGGTTGAGTCTCAAGCATACGATAGTGCATATGACACACTATTAGAGTATCTTGGAATTGACAGTGAGGAAGATATAACAGAAGAAGTGTTAGACAAAGCAGACCATCTTATCGAATATCTAACAACTGATTATGCAAAAGGTGGTCTCGGTGTTCACGACACTAGTCCAACTTACTATGCATACTATAGTATCGTTAGAGACTGGAATGATAACTTTCATTATGGAGAATAAAATGCAAATTGAAGTTGGAAAAGAATATCATATCTACCCAAAGTTTAAAAAGTCTTACACTGAACGTGAAGTGTTTAAGAACAATGACAATGAAGATAGAGTAGTCATAGAAGCACTATGGAGAAGTGGTGCATATATCGTTAAGATTACTAACGAAGAAGAGAAGGAACAACTAGAAGCATATCTTTCAGAAGATGCAACTGGTGATATGGAACCATGTGAGTTTGAAGAGAACGAATTCATAGAATCCTTTGACGAGTGTGGACGTGATTATTATATCCACCTTGCAGAAGGTAGTGAAGCAGACGAAGACGAAATGGAAGAACTACTTGAAGAAGAAGGACATGACTGGTTATTTGAAAACAACTATGACTCATGGGATTGTGAACACTTCTTTGGACTGCCTTTAATTGCAGACGAAGTAGACCCCGATAACAGATACAACACAAGGTTTTAATATGATTACCCGTAAAGAATTTTCAGAACAAGTAGAACGTTTAATAGTCAGAGGAAGGGGTGCAGATATCATGTCTGCAATTGTAAAAGTTTGTGAACTAAACAATGTAGAACCCGAGTCTGCAAAGAGGTTATTGTCTCAACCTCTTAAAGAGAAACTAGAAGCAGAAGCAGCTGGTCTCAATTTAATTAATAGAGGTAAGAATCCTAAAGGAACAATATCCAGTTTCTTTTCAGACTAATAGGAGTTATTATGAAAAAAGGTGATATAGTAGCAGTAGTTGCTACAAGTGGTGAGTATGTTGGTGAGTTGGTTTCTAGTAAACCAGTGACACTTGCAAACCCCAAAATGATTGTCAACACACCCGAAGGAGGAATGGGTTTCTCTAAAGGTGTTGCAGTGACAGGTGAAGTAAATCCAACTGAAATGATTTTCGGTTCATACGTCTTTATTGCTAAGTGTAATAAAGAAGTGTCGGAAGCACACTTGACTGCAGTAAGTGGTATCGAAATTCCAAAGGAAAAGAAGATAATAACTTAATGACAAGTCGTGAAGGATATGATGCATACACTCTTTATCTTGGAATAAAATTACATTTCCATTCTAAAGATTATGACTTTATCAAATATAATGGTAAAGTCAAAAGTGATATAAACTCATTTCTTAAACGGAAGGACAAATACCATTTTGGTAAATTGTTCAAAACCCACAAACAAGAATTGCAAGACTTTTACATTGCAAACTTGTCTCTGAAAGACTTATGGGCGGGAGACTTACTTGATAACGAGTGTGTCAAAGTCTATAAGGACTGGAAGAACAGAAATCAGAAACTAACGTATCTTTTTGAAACGGAAGTTGCTGATTTACTTCGTAAGAGGAATATCAATAAAGTGTTAGAAGTGAAAAACGGACAACACCCTATACTCTTAAAAGAGTTCTTAGGTAAAAAGATATCCCTCGAGACGATGTGTATTTTAGATGAAATCATTGGTTATACTAATGATTGGGAACGATTGATTTCAGAAAACTTAGTCTATCCCGATATACAGAATAAGATAAACAAATACAAGTCCTTTGTATCTGTAGACATTAAGAAGTATAAAGGGGTATTGATTGAGTTGTGTCAGTAGATTCTAAGAAACACTAAATACGAATGTCGATTAAAAACCCTCTTGTATTCTTATACGAAAGGGTGTATAATAGACATATACAATGCTAATAAAATGTTAATACAATAGGAGAATACAATGTCAACATCATTAGATAAATTAAGAGCAGCCATGGAAACTGCTTCACCTACAGAAGGTGCAAAAAAATCCTACTCAGACGACACTATGTGGAAACCCGAACTAGATAAAACTGGTAATGGTTATGCAGTGGTTCGTTTTTTACCTACTCCCGATGGAGAAGAGATGCCTTGGGTATCATACTTTGAC